CCACAGAGCGAGTACTGGTTTTGCCAATCATAACCTGCTTCGGGGTCTTCTGCTGGCCGAAGATGAGCTGTGCCGCCTTTACGAGACGGCTTGTGCTTGCGAATCCTGCTGACAGCATAGAATCTACACTGTCGTAAGTAACGACGCGGGCGTTTTCAAAATCAGCCACGTTGCCAACGTCGCCGATCAAGCATGCCATATCGAATGATTTGCGCGGTGCAGAAATCGTCGACAGATTGACGATAATGTTGACCACGGGATTCAGCGGCAATTCGTTCTTGAGTGCCATTTGCTTATCCTCCTTATCGTTGTGCCTCAGCTCGAATGTTGACCGTCTCAATGCGGCCCACATCTTCTACCGAGACATATTTCTCATTGAATGTGAGAGTCAGATTCCACCGCTCCCACCATTGCCCTGCAAAGATTTCGTTGCTCTGGATGGGCTGCTGCATGAGCGGCACAAGATACACTTCGTTCTTTGCAAGATATGCCTTTATTTCGGGTAAAAATACACCATCCTGCATGGTCGCCACAATGTCATAGGCTTTTGGCCCGTAGGCATTGAAGGTCAAATCCCACACGCGTGTGCGAATGGCATGCCGCATGATGGTGCCCTGCTCCGACTTATAAATGCTGTCCCTCTGCTTTGCGTAATCGTCGTCCCGCTGGTTGATGTTCAGGAAGACGATATTGTCGTCTACCTTCCAATCCGGGGCGCCGTTCTTCGGATACATCTTGCGTATCCAGCGTTCGGGGTGCTCAGTCATTTTCTCGGAGATTTTCCCCTTCAGCGCTTTGGCTGTCATATTCCAAAAAACAGATTTTACATCGTCAAGGCTGGCCATCGCTGGTCACCTCCTCTTGCCAATCTCCTATCGCTTTCCAGTACCCGTTGTCCGAGTAGTCGAAAACGTGCAGGAGCTTGTACCGGCCTCCCCGCCATACAATGGTATCGCTTGTGTTCTCCGTGTCGGTAACACACAGCTCTACTTCGTTGGTGTAGAAGGTCTTGGTGCCGTGCTTGTGGTCTGCCAGGTCGAGCATTTCCACGTCTTTGGGGGAGGAAGGAGCCGCGATACCTGTTACCTTTATTGACGTTACTCCCGCATCTACCGGTTCGCCTTCGACCCATGTTACGACATGCTTCTCCACTACAAAGGTCGTGCAGAAGTCTGGATCGAATGTCAATTCTTCCAGGTTGATTACGCTCATTCTCCCTCACCTCGCTCCCTTACGACGTGGGTTATGGCCTTCCGCATTTCGCCCGTATCAATCAGTGGGCTATCTGAGCCCTTCTTGGCAATTGTCTTTGGCGAGTTCGGCGGCCATCCGTTTTGTGGATTCTCAAACCATGCCTTGGCTGCGTTCTCAGCTACAATCCCTGCCCGATGTAAGGCGTTATCTACTTCCTGCTGATTTCCGTCTATCGCGGCCACAGCGGCCCCCTGAAGCTGTTTTGCTATGGGTTCCTTGCTTGCCTCGATGGATGGCTCTAAAACAGGCCGTGGTGGAATGTGCCATAACGGCGAGCCATGGCTCTGGATATAGAGACTATGTGCCTCGCTGTATGTCTTCCCCGCATCGATGTGCTGCTGCATTTCCTTGCGCATTTCTGCCTTTCGGACGCCGTGGCTTTGGATGTAGAGAAGTTCTGCATTATTGATGTTGTCGTCACTGGGTGTTTGCCTTGAGGAATGTTCGGCGGGGATCCCCACCAGCACTTCCTTTTTTGCCAAGGCGCCGACGGCATCGGTCAGGCTCCCCAGGTTGACGTTTTTTACAACGTTAACTATGGGGCTTACCATACGACCATGCCTCCCATCGAGTACACTCTTGCCAGCGTCACAAACTGCTGCCCAAAGGCGGTTAGCTTGTACGTTCCCCAACCAGCAAATTCCTGCCCTTGAATGATGGAGAAATCATAGCTTACAGACAGGTCGCCTGCTGACTTGCTGGCTACCATGCCTTTTGCAAGTCCGGCATTGATGATTTTTTGCGTGGGGTCGTCCGGGCTAGCTGCGCTCTGCAGATACAGCGTTAAAAAATGGGCAATAAAAAGGCCCATGCAGAGTTCCCAGGCGTCGTGGTAACGTGCCTTTGATAAACTTGCATTGGCCATCTTTACCCATGCTTCCAGCATTACTGCCGGGATGATGGGCTGCCCTGTGGTCTCGTCGGTCTTGCCAAATTGCGGGTAAGCCGCGAGAAAGTCCTCTGACGTGTATGGGGGATTATCCCCGGTGCGGATGTTGGACGCACCCGCGATAATTCCGAACACGTCCACGCCGCCGTACATCATTTGTCAGCGGCCTTTTCGCCCTTGCCCTTTCCCTTGCCTTTTCCAGTATCGGGCTTAGACTCTTTCGTGGGTTCTCCCTCGTCCATTTCCGCATCCGGCTGCGGTTTTGCCGGTTCGTTTTTGGCCGCATCAGTTTCTACGGCAGCGGCTACCTGCTGGGACACAACCAGAATCCCATCACGCACCGCCCAGGCATACATGGGGTCTTTGGCTACCTCATCCGGCAGGCTGACAAATTCGCCCGGCTTGACAGTAAGAAAACTGCCGTCAGCCTTGCGGAGTGCCAAACGTTTTTTTGCAATTGCGTTAATCATTATTGCTCCTCCTATCAAATGCCATCGCGGTAGATGAACGGTTCGGTGTAGTGGATTTTGACCTGGCCAACATTTGCCATGTACAAGCTGTCGTAGCTTGCGGTGTTGACATTCGGCTGGGTCATTACGCGGTTCAGAGGAACCGGTACGTCCATACCTACAAACCGGCGCTGGTTGACATATGCTACCATGCGGTTCGTGCCGCCTACACCTGCACCAAGGCAGAACCGGCATTCACCGATAAACAGGTCTACGCCTTTTGCTTTGGCAATGTTATTCTGTAACAGATAGTTCAGCAGGGATACCGGAGCCGTAGCGCCGTTGGCTGCAAATACCGTGCGGTTCAAATACGCGAAGTTTTCCGGGTCAACAAGGATGTGATTCGGGATTGCGCTGTTGTCGTACTGTGCAGCCTGCCATGCAGCAAGAATCGCATCGTCGATGTCGCGGAGAATCTGCTCCGGAGTTTTGTTCTTCCACAACGTGGAGGAGCCGGTGCCATCTGCAGTAACAGAAGCCGGGGTAATGAGACTACTATTGAGCAAGCCTTCCGTGCCATATGCGGTCTGGCCCAGATACGTGTTGATGTCCATGTACTTGTCGTAGTCGAGGCGGATGCCGTCGTCGTACATCTGCTCAATAGAACGGCCCGTAACTGCACCGCGCAGCTGGTCCTGAATTTTGATAGACATGGAAACCTCATAAGGCAGTACCTTGTAGAGGTCTTTGCTGATGTCAGCCTGGATTCTGCGGATGTTGTTCTGAACACCGCCGACGCCGTCAGCTTCGCCGCCAGTCACGCCGTATTCAACGTTAAATGCCGACGTTGCTTCTACCCAGCCGCCACCGCTCTCGATATCAATGTCACGGGGATAGGTTGTGTTGGTCAGCGGTTCGCGCAGCATCGGGTCGAGCTTTTCGAGCTCACTTTCCAAAAATGCCAGGCCGCTGGATACTGCAGCGGCATCCAGTGTAAGGTGCCCGGAAGCGCCCATTGCCGGAGGTGCTGCAAGTTTATAATTCTTTTTGATTGCCATGGTCGTTTATCCTCCTTCTCTTATACACCCTGGCGGGTCTTGATGGTCAGTTCAGCTACACCGCGAGCGTCTGCTGCGGAGCTCCAAACTACACCGGTGAGCGCTACGCAGTTGCCGGTTTCATTGGAAGCACCAAGGTCGCCGATTGCTGCACCTGCGGGACTCGTGCCGGAAACGACAGCCGTGCGGACGTAAACCGTGCCACCTACTGCAGGCGTGCCCCATGCACAGATGGTGGAAATACCGCCGCGCTGAAGCACGTCGCAGGGTTCCTCCGGGCTGTAATAGCCAAAGTTCTGATAGGGGTAAACGACCGCGCTCTTAACTTTGCGCATTGCAATGCCGCAGAAATCTGCAGCTACGTTGGTTGCGCCGAACAGCTGAACGGTGCCGTCGCTATTCTGTACGACCGGAGCACCAAACTTTACATTGCTGGTGTTGGCCTTAACAGGGCGGGTGCGGCTGACTTCGTCGCCGTGACGGGAAGCCTGGCCGGGAAAGCCATAATTCATGTTGATACCGATAGTAGTTCCTGGCATGATTTTTTCCTCCTCTTACTTCTTCTCTTTGTAATGCGGATTGCGCTTGCGGCAGGCTTCACCGAATGCGCGGAGGTTGGCCGCGTTATTGGCGTCGCTCGTGCGTTTACGCTTCGTCAGGGCGCCATAACCACCAGGAAGGGGCTGCGTGTCCTGTGTCTTCATTGCCTTCTTCACAGCGCGATTGAGTGCGTCTGTGGCGCGTTTACGCTGTTTAGGCGGCATGCTGGCCACGATGGGTTTGATTGCCCGAAGCATGGCCATGGAGATAGCGGCATCGGCAGCCTGTTTGGCTTCTACGATTTCCTCGGATTCTTCATCGTCGGATTCGATTACCTCAGCTTCCTCCTCGGGCTCCTCGTCCTCGGCATTGATTTCCTCGGGGTCTACCTCGACTTCTTCCTCGCCCATGTCAGAATCCTGGGACATACGCTCTTTGATGGCCGCTTCTACGGCATCGAGACCGGTGAGCTTTTCTTCCTCCGGTTCCTCGTCCTGGGCTTCTTCTTTGTGGTGAGCCGCGTTTTCATTCTGCATGGCCTCAATCTTTTCATTGAGTTCCTGGATGGCTTCCATCACCATCTCCATGGATTCATCATACGTGGGCTCCTTTTTCACTTCGTCGGGCTCCTCGTCCTTGCCACACGCCTTATCTACGGCCTTGGCGGCTTCGACGATTTCCTCCGGCTCCGCATCTTTTGCGAATACTTCAAGCATCCGCGACAAAATACTTTTCTTCGCCATTCTTCTTCCTCCTTTTGGTTTGCTGTCTCTAATGGCTACCTGCTTTCCTGCTCGTCCGTTATCGACGATGGCAACATGATTGCCTATGATATCGGCTTGACTGTACGTCCCATCGCCATTGTCGATGTACTTGCAGTCGTAGCCGCAGGAAACTTCCCTTTTGCCATGCTTGATTTTGTTAATCAAACTGGCATCATAGATAACGAGGTCGCAGACCATATGGTCTGCATCCTCGCCCGAGCCCCGGCGCACATTCTGCACCGAGCCCTTTATGTAAGAACCATAATTATGGGGGTCCACTTCTTGGGGCGGGTGGTCGTCAGTTACCGGTTTGCCCTCGAATGAAGCCATGGCCGCTTTCGAGAAAACTTCGTCTTCCTCCCGGTACACATCCACCAGTTCATTGCCTTTTTCGCCAATCTCTGACTTTAGATATTTCTGGGTGCCTGTCCTGCAGACGGGAACGCCCAGGCAAATCAAAAAGCCCTCCGGTGATTCTGTCATGTGGGGGGAGAGCTTGGCCCCGTAGAACGCTTTCAATTTGCATCATCTCCTTCATGGAATATTTTTTGCGCTTTTTGTGGAATATTTTTTGCCAAATTCATTCTGACTCATTTGTTTCCGCCATATAATCAATAGTTTCTTTTGGAGTGCTCATTCTAGCCTTGCCATCTTTTACCAGAATGACATATGGGAGT